GAGCGGCTGACGGCCACGGAATTGGAAGCAAAGTCGGCGTGAGGGTAAAATCAGGCGATGAACCAAAAGCCCATCGAGACCGGTTATTACTGGTACAAAGAAAAGGGGAGCCAAAAATTCCCCAGGGACTGGAGCCCGGTCTACGTCTATCAGGAAGAGCACCGCATTCAATTCAAAGAGGGGATCCCCCCGGACGATGGCTGGCGCGTGATTGGCATCGGTTGGGAGATCGAAACCTACATGTCGCTGTGCGACGGCGAATGGGGCGACCGAATCCCGGAGCCGCCGGCTAACTCGGCGGATTGACGATCCGGTCGCCAGCGATGACAAGTTCGCCGGCCTCGGTGCACGTGATGAGCAAAGCCGGTCGTTGGCCGAGCGGATTCGGAGTAATGGCCGTTGTCGTCACCTTGCCATCGGGCGTCACGATGTTGAGGTTCTTGCCGTCGACCGCGTAGAAGTTCTCGCCGTCGGTGTCCCAGCCTGTGATCGAGTTCGGGAACGCCACGACCCATCGTTGTGTTAACGGAATCGTGGTCGGCGGAATGATGGGTGTGCCCGGGTCGTACCGACCGAACCCGGTGCCAAAGGAGAGCCCGAAACTTCCGTCCGCGTATCGGAAAGCTCCGATGCCTCCGTTCCCATAGAAGTAGGTGCAGACCACCGCTCCAGTGTCCGGGTCCAATTGGGAGGTTTGAAGCTCGCCGATCGGCACGCCGTTGAACGTGCTTATGTTTGAGACATAAGGAAGATTCTGAGCATCGACAAAGAAGTTCTGTGCGAGAGTGGAATCACCGTTGCCGCCGATCGGTCCCATCGTCTCAATGCTGGCAACCCAAATGACAGACCCGTCGGTCGGGTCGATCTTCGCCAGATACGGAGCACCGGCGTATCCCGAACCGGCCATGCAGTTCCAGAGGTAGAGCTGCGTTCCGTCATCGCTGAAGCATGGAATGCCGCCGGTCGGCGTGATGAAACGCTGGATGCTGATTACGACGAAAAAAGTGGAGTCGATCAGGAGGGACAACGACGCCGCGAACGGAACGGAGAACGTCGACCGCCAAATGGCCCCGTCGAAGGCCGCGTTCACGTCGGCCTCGGCTCCAGAGAACGTGAAGTTGCCCTGCCCGTTCTCTCCGCTCGTGAAGGTGAGATTCTTGATCGTCGACAACAGAAGTGTTGCGTCTGGCGCCGAGACCACGACTGTGATTGTTCCGGTCGCCACGAATGAGATTGTGTCGTCTCCGCTGTCTTCCGAGCCGAAGGTGTAGCTGCCATTCTTTTCCATCAAAACTTGTGCCGGCGCGGTGAACGATGGGTCACTTCCGCCCGAGTGTTGCCCAAAGTTCCAATCTCCCGGGGGGGCATAGGCGGTGCTCGGGTCTTCCCCCCAGAAAACGTTGCCCGCGGAGCCAATGGCGTACGGGTTGAGGCTCACCGACGGGCAAGATGCTGTAAGCGTGTCGACCGAATGGCTCTGATCGTTGAACTCGCCCTGTGGCCCTTGGCCCACGACCCAGATCTGGTCCTGGCCAAGCCCGGAATCGATCAGCGTGAACGGCGGAGGGATCGGCGGCGACGGGGGCGTGAATCCGCCCGTGAAACAAGCAGACGGGCACACGGCCGTCCCGTCGGCCGACGAGCAGACGACGTGCGATGCGTTGGCTGTGCCAGTCCAACTGCTCGCGACAACGAACGGACCTGGATAAGTCGGGCTGGGCCCGAAGTTGTTGCCGAGGATGTTCGGGTCCGGAACTCGCCACGCCAGCGAACCAGAGAGATTGAAGCCTTGGACTTGTCCCCAGCCTTGGGTGAGGTTGGCGTTGAGCTGACCCACCCAATAGACGAACCCGTTGGCGTCTCCACCCACCGCATAGCATTGGACCGATATCGTCTGCGGCGGCTCGACTGAGAGGCCCTGGAAGGCATCGTAGGTCTGGATCGTGTTGCCGTCTGTGGACAGCTTCCGATGCGTGACGGCGGTGTTTGTGACCGAACAGCAGTGGCAGTGCCAGAAGAAGAGCGGCACGCAAACACAGCAGAGCAAGAGCGCGGTCAGCACAAGACCTCTCCACGGCAAATGACGATATCGGCCCCGCAGGGCCGCCGCCCATGGCTGTGGTTCATTATCGACGGGTCAACAGAAATCGAATCCCAGTCAATCGGGATCGTCCCGTCGATCGACCAGTTAAATCCAATCTCGAAACTCCAAAGGTGCCGCGCTTCGTCCTTAGGCTCCCGAATTCTCCCCTTCGCATGAATGCGGTACGGGTGGCCACACCGAGGACAGTCGAACGAGATTTCCAGCACGTCCGGCTCTGCCGTGATTCCAATCGCCGGATTGAGCGTCGAAAGTTTCATCTCAGCACGGGTCCGCGACGAACATCTGCCAGAACCCCTTCCCCGGGATGATCGACTGGCCGTTGGGGTTCCACCACTTGCAGAGCACCAGCTTGCCGGCGGGAATCAGCGTCATGCGGTTGACGCACGACAACTGCCGCTGGTTGCCGTTGGCATCGAACAGGTTGGTCAGGTTGACCGTGGCCGATGCGTTGGCCGGCGCGTCGTTGGGCAGAATGCCCTCGGCCATTCGCTCGAAGTAAGCGGAGGTGAACAAGAGGCCGTTGATCGGCGTGACCGTGATGAACGTGTCGACCGGGATATAGCTGTTGGAAGCCAGGTTGCAGACGTACTCGATGTCGCCCGGTCCGGCGTCCGAGCTGCACCAGTTTTGTGCCGCCGAGCCGAGCGCCCCGGTGTCCGGGACCGTATAGTTCATGTCGGAGATCAGCCCGGCCGGATAGATGTTCGGCAACGACTCGATGTAGGGGTAAGTGCCGTCGACGTCGGGAGTCGTCTGATAGAGCAGCGTTTCGGCCGCTTCGAGCGCGACAATGTGCCGCCCCGATGAATTGACCATCATCGCCATGTTGGAGGAAACGATGCTCTGCTTCCGCAGCTCGTCGATCATCGCCTGGACCAACTCGGCCTTGAGAACGTCCCCTCGTTTGAGGGTCTGTTCCAGGATTTGGCTGAAGCTGGTGGGCATCGTTGCGGTTTAGAGAGAGGGCGTCGGCAGTTGCGGCGGCGGCGGCAACGTGCCTGGCTGCTGCTGTGGGCTGTTGGGAATGAACAATTGGCTCTGGAACTGCGAGAAGGCTTGGGAGTTCGCGTAGAGCTGCGGAACGGTGTTTTCCCATTTGCCGGTGGAGGGACGAAACACCTGGTTCCACAACTGGCTGCGGATGTCGAACGCCAGCTCCACGGTGCGGGCCTGCTTGAGAATCACATTGCCCGTGGTCGGGTCGCCGGCCATCGACGTGGTGTAGTCGGTCGTGGCCCCGGTGAAGAGGGCATAACCCGGCTGCACGCCCAGAAACGTGTCCGGGTTCACCGGATTCTGGCTCATCGTATAGAGGAACGGCTCGTTGATCTGCATGTCCTGGGGCACCATCGGGAAGCCGAGCTTGAGGATGATGTGCCCGATCCAAATCGTCGTCGGGTCGGTCTTGTTCTTGTGATCGCTGTTCCACTGGAACGAGTTGGGCGGAATCGACATGATCTCGCCACCGTATTCGAGCTTCTTCGTATAGACCGTCTGAAACTGCGCGTCCTGCTGCTCGAAGCTGAGCGACTTATAGTTAATCTCCAGCAGGCACCACTGGTTGAGAATCATGCCGTCGGCGGGATCAAACGAAATCTTGTCTGTTTCGCTGAAGGGGCGGACGTTGATTTCGTTGACGTAGATGAACGAGCAGCGCGGGTGCGACGGCGGCAGGTAGAGGATCATGTTGCTGACGGAGCCCTGCGTGGACCACCACAGCTTGCCCGCCAGGGTGACAGCGTCCTGGCCGCGGCAGCGAATCAGTCGCTGCGCGGTGACTTCTTTCTGCCCGAATTTATAGATCCCCGAGCCCTTCGACTCGTAGGCCTCGATCCCGTACATCTGTCCCATTGGCGACTCCCGTAGCGGCTTTATCCCAGAATTGCTGGCCCGGAGTTGGGGCGCAGCCAGCCCTGCTCGGATAGCTTTTGGAGCAGCTGTTTCTGCTCGGCTGCTTTCTGGTTCGCGGCCCGGGCTTCCTCAAGGTGTTGCTTTGCGATGGCCGCTGCGTCCTGCCCCACCTTAAGGTGTTGTTGTGCGACGCCAAGCACGGCGTGTGCCGCGTCGTTCTTTGATATGTCCTCTTGCACCTTCTTCCAGGCTTCTGTCAGCGACGAGAACGAAATCTCCTCGTGCGGCCGGCGGGTTTCGTCGGGCGATCCTCCTGGGGGCTTCTTCTTGGGGATCCATGCCGACGTGTCCCAGGGTTCTGGCGGTTTCTCGTTGTGCTTGCGTTCCGTGTCGGCGATCCTCTTGTCGATCTCTGCCAGCTCGGAATCGATGGCTTTGGTGAGTCCGCCCTTGTTGGCGATCGATTTGCGGAAGGCGTCGGCCCCTTCCTTCTGCGCCTTAATGAACTCAGCGAACGCATCCTTATTGGGGGCGTTTTGCTGACCGGCCAGGGTATTGTTGAAAGCGTCCGAGAATGCACCGGTGATTCCAGCGGGGCTCCTGTTGGGATTCTGGTAGCGCCGGCCATCGATGATCACATACCGCTTATCGCTCTCTTCCAAGGCGGCTGCGATTCCTGCCGCAGTTGCCTTGAAGACGTTGATGAGTTCAGTGAGTCCGCCCTTGATGCTGTCGATGATCGTAGAAAAGAAAGTCTTGAGCCCGGACCACACGCCCACGAATGTGCCTGCCCAGCTGGTGAGCGGGGCCTCCATCTGGGGGAACGCCGTTAAGAACCCCTTGACTATCAATAGGGCCGTTTTCTCGATTTCGTCTTTCAGGTTGCGGTATACAAACTTAACCTTTTCGACTCCGTCCTCCATCTTCTTCCAGACTGAGCTCATCTTTTCGCCGAAGGTTTCCCCTTCGCCAGTTGCCTCCACGATGATCGCTGCGACTCCGGCGATGGCGGCGATGGTGATGCCGACTGGTCCCGTGAGAAACGTAAAAGCAGCCCCCAATGCCGTTATGCCAGCGATGAACGCCGGGATTACCGTGCTCGTAATGGCACCGAAGGCCGCCACTCCCGCGGCGATACCTGCGATGGCGGCAACAACCGCGGCGCCCGTTTCGATGCCCACCTTGTGCTCATCCCAAAATCGCTTAATCGACTCCTTGGCGGATGTTGCCCACTCGTGCACACTTTTAATCCCCTCCTTGAGGCTTTCAAAGATGTCCTTGCCGCTATCCATCGCGTCGCCCAGATCGAACACGTCGATCAGCGTTGCGCCCAGTTCCTTGATAGCGCCCTTCACCGATTCGGAGAGGATGCCCCACTTGCCCATCGCCGTGGCGAGATACTTATCCGTGGCGTTGGCGTACTGGCCGGTCCCTGTGGTCAGCCCGACGAGTGCCTTGTTGAACGTCGCGAACGAGATCTGCCCGGCCATGGCCAAATCGTCAATCGCGTCGATCGGCACGTGCATCGCGTCGGCGAGCAGCTTGTAGATCGGGACGCCCCGCGCGGCGAGCTGGTTGATCTCACCAAAGCTCATCACGCCGCGATTCTGGGCTTTCCCAAAGGACATGGCCAATTCATCGATCGGAACTTGGGTTGCCTTCGACAGGTTGCCCAGCATTTCCAGTTGCGGCACCACGCTGCCAACCGACGAACCGAATGTCAGCAGCTCCCGCGCGGCCTTGTTGACGTCCGCCGTCTCGAAGGCCTTCGAGATCTTGCTCTTTTCCAGCTCCTCCATCACACGCTTGGCGTTTTCCGCTGACCCTGCCACGATCTCGAAGCCCGCTTTGGCCGCTTCGGACTGCATGGCCAGCTTCACGCCCCAGCCGACCAGCGCCCCCTCGGCCAGTGGCCCGATCCACTTTTCGATCAGCTCGCCGATCGAATGGGCCTGCTCTTTGATTTCGTCCATCCGCTCTTTGATGCGGTGCAGACCAGACTCGGCGTGCTCGGTGTCGGCGGCAACGTGGATGTGGGCCTTGGCCCCGACTTCGCCGATGTGCTTGCCCAGTTCCTGCGTGGACTTCACGGCCTCTGCGGTGTTGGCCGAGACGTTGATCGACGGCACTTCCAGATTAGAAATCTGGCCGGGCAAGTCATTCAAAGCGCTGTCGAACTGATCCTGGTTGGCAGCAATCTCGACAATCGCGCGGGTGAGTGTTTCGTCGGCCACTGTTAATTAACCGATCCTGTTAAGCCGCTTGAACTCGCGCATGGCAACGACCGCGTCCGCGTGCGACACGCCGGCATGGCCGCCTGTGCCGCCTGTCTCGTCCGTGAACTCTTTCATCCGCAGCGCCAGTTCGAGTTGGTGCCAGGTCAGCCGGGCCACGTCCGCGGGTTGCATCTCGAAATAAAACCAGAACCGAGCGAACACCCGCTCCCAATCGATCGGTTCGGCTACTTTCCCGAGTCGTCGCCTTCCTCTCCCTCCTTGGGCTTCTCGCCCTTCTTTTTCATGTTGAGCTCGTTGAAAGCCTGCTGGATCTCCGGCACGTCCTCAAACGTCACGGATTTCTGGATCATCTCCCGCGTGACCTTGGGGTGATTGGCCTCGATCGACAGGGCCAGCATCTCGCAGATGGCGGGGAAGGACTTGAGCCCGGCGTTAAAGCCGTCGGAGCCCAGGAACACGCCCTCCGATTCCTTGACCGCTCCCTCCCAGATGATGCGGCGAGCCTCTTCCGGGAGCACCAGCGAGTCGGCTCGAGCCTTGGCCCGCAAGATCGGCTGGTTGCGGAGAAAGTCTTCGAGCTTGCCGAACTGGCCGAGGTTCAGCGGGGCCAGCGTGTACGAAACGCCGGCTACCGTGACGCTGCGGGTCTTGGTGCCGGCCAGATCCACGAGAGACGTGCTCATGCCAAAAGTCTTTCAAAGAAAAGAGGACTGGGGTTGCGCATTTGTTGGGCGTCGGCCATTGCGCTGCCGACGCAGAGCCGAAGGCACCAAGCGACCATTGGTCGCCTAGCTGTCGATGTTGGCCGTGGGCTTCGTGCAGGCCAGCGTACCGGTGAAGTCGACGGAGTAGGTCACCTTGCCGGCCACGACCAGATCGACCTTCACCTTGTCGACGATGATGTTGCCGGAGTAAGTGCCGTTCGCGCCGGCCGTGTTCTCGACCATGAACTGCGCAGCGATGATCGCGCCTTCGTTGATGTCCGGCGGATCGACGTGCGGGTTTTGCGCGGCGTCGTAATTCGCGTCGAACGAGCCCGACCAGCCGTGCAGACCGTCGGCGTACTCGTACGCACCGCCCGACTCGCTGCCGGTGACGTCCTGCTTGTCGGCTTTCATCTCCAGGGAGAATTTCGTGACGGCGACGATCGTTCCGTCACAAGTCACTCGCCCGTTTTTACCTGCCAGCTTGCGAGGCGTTGTCATGTCTGCTCCTTATTGCGGGTTGACCAAGCGTTGCATGTGCACGCGATACTCGATCGTGCCTTTGAACAAATTGCGGTTGACCGGATCTTGAGTCACCCAGTCGTTGAGGTATTCCAGCCACTGCATCAGCGGGTTGTCGCCGTACTCCACCTTCACGGCGTCGATCGCCGTCTTAAACTCCTCCACGATGGCTTCGGCGGTAGGGCGATCGGACGCGAAGGCATCGACTGAAATCACCTGTGTGTCCGTGCGGGCCTGACCTTCCTCGTCAGCCGTGTTCCATTCGTCGGCTTGTGCCGGCGTCGTTTCGTCGATCGAGGCGTACGGGTTGACCTGCAGCGTCTGCGGTACCTGGCCGACGACGATCCGGCTCTGTGGCACCGTCGTCACGGTGTTGAGCGCGTTGCGGATCATCAGGGTTGCGCGCATGGAGCCCCCTTGTCTCGCCAGCGCTTGGCAGCGTTATATCCCAGCACTTCCGACCGCCGCTCTTCCAGCAGTTCGCCCGAAGACAACGCCTCACCGGAGCGCGGGTTCCGATTGCGGCAGACTCGCTCGCGCATTAGAGCGATCCGCTGCTCTCGGCACGCTTCGCTGTGCGGGCCGCTTTCGTCCCCACGGCGGTCGTCGTATTGGGCGCAAAAGTTGATTGGCGGCTGTGACGCTTTCACGATCGCCCTCCGGTCAAAAACAGACCCACTTGCCGGCGGTATTTCTCCCAGGTCACCCGGATCCATGGCCGGGCGGCCATGAACTTGGAGCCGTCCTCCAGGATCAGCCCGTAGTCGGCCGTGGCCGTGAGGCCCACGCAGCCTACCGGGTTGTCGTCCGTCGGCGGGTCGATCACCACGTTGTCATGCAACTGGCCGCTGACCAGCTTAGGCGGTTCGCCCGGCGCGCTCGGAAACTTCCCGCCCGGATTGGGCCGGCTGATCACCCGCTGCAACTGCTGCTGGATGAACAGGCAGGCATACATCACGTTCGTTTTCGAGGCCCGGCGGACCTTGAGCTTGAGCGCGTTACCGTTCCAGGATTCGATCTTAACTTTGCCCAACTAGCGGCTCCTTCAGCGTGACGACGCTCATCAGCGAAGTCAGGGTCTGCCGGTTCTTCACCTGCTTGATCGAATAGACGCCGCCACAAAAGCGAATCCGATGGGCCGTCGTCAGTGGCAAGTCCGCCAACAGGAAGATCTCGTGCGTAACCGTCAGGCGGCGGGTATCGGCGTTGATCTCCAGGTCCTGGTCGAGCGGCTGCACGCGGGCGATCTGCCGCGGATAGAGGACCACCCACTGCTCGGACGCGGCCCCCGTCGTGTCGACCGTGGACTGGTTCGCCACTTCGATATCGACAAGGTCCTGCAGCAGGTACTCGATGATGAAGTTGCGACAGAGGCAGACGTAGACGCCCGACATGCGATCGAGCGTCACCGCGATCGTGATTAGCTGCTCGCTGCCAACTGTGATCGTGTCCCGCAGCTTGGGAATCCAGGTGTTGACCTCCTTCTGCGGCAGGATCAGCTTGACGTCCCGCGTGGTGTAGACCCCGTTCGAGCGCGCGGCCTCCCGCACCGAGATCGTGCTCCGCTGGACGTTGTTGACCTTCTGCTGCTGGATGGTGCCGGCGCGCGACAGCACCAGACCTTGCAAGAGGCCGTCAATGCTCAAATAGTCGGAGGTCAGGTCGACGCTCATTTAGCTCACGCCAGGATGCGGGTCTCGTGCTCCCACGGGCCTTCTTCTTCTTCCATGACTTTCAGTTGCGCCCAGTCGATCTGTTCCTTCAGATACTCCTGGTACTCCTTCCAACTGAAAGTCCGTCCGTCGACGGAATACGACAACTTGGGTGGACCGGTCAGGCACGCCAGCAATTGCTGCTGTGCGGCCGCCAGAATTTGTCCGTACGGTCCGAGCGTCGTCATGATTTCAGCCCCCCAGTTGGTTTCGGAACGCGCGTCCTTTACCCGTTAGCCCGAACCGCCCACCAATCGACGATTCGATAGCCGCGCTCTTCGGCCACACCGATCAATCGGTACGCGGAATAATCAAACCGGGCATTTTTCCCGTGCCCCATCGAGATCGCGACGTAGCCTTCTCCGAAGTGTTCGACGTGAAGGTGGAACACCTGGATCTCGTGGTAAGAAACAAACTCCGGCATCCCGAGCATGTGGATCGGATCGTCATTCGGATCGTCCATTGAACGAGGGAGCCGGTTCGGACTTTGAACGCGGCCACTCTTAGAACTCTCGCGCGGGTGTTTATCCGGCTTGCAGTCGTCTCCAACAGCGCACGAGAAAATCGCGATGATGGCCAGCATGGCATAGAGGTATCTGTGCATCTCTCAAGCTCCCAAGTTTGTTCCGAAACAGTTGGATTGCCGCTTTGCTGCAGGTCCTATTCGGCCGCCGCGGGAACCGGCTGTTCCGGCATTTTGAACGGCCTGATCTTGTACTCGTGCGACGTCGCCCGAATGCCGTGCTGCCGCTTGAAATGGATCCAGGCCATCTCGTTGTCATCTTCGATCGGAATGTCATAGACGAGGTCCGGGACGCCCTGGAGCGACACAGTGAGCCGCTTCATGCCGTCGGGGATCGGGGTGACGCTGGCGATCTTGGGCGACATGCCCCGCGGGTGGGCTTTGGCTTCGTGCTCTTTCTTCTGGGTGGCGTCCATCTTGTGAACGGACATTGTGTCGGTGCCGGTGCCTTTGTCGGCGGCCGGTGCTCCGAGCGTTTCGGTGCTGGACTTGGCCATGGGGAATCGATCTTTCTTTTGCTGGAGGAAAGGAAAACTAGAAGAAAAAGAGAGCTGGGGGCTCTCGGTCTTTGGGACTACGAAGTTGCCGTGTTACGGAGCACGGCGCGCGGCTCGTTGACGTTCGGCACGCCGCGTTCGCTACAGCGATACCGCAACACGATGTCGCGCTCGAAGGACGCCTCCATGTTCGGAGCTGCCTGTTGGATTTCCATCCCCCAGTTCTCCATGTAATTGAAGGCCTCCTTAAAGTCCCCGTAGTACCACGTGAAACCGGCGTTCGAGCTGCCATATCCTGCAATCTCACGCTGGTACGCGATGGCGGACGACACGATCTTCGTCGCCATGCCCGCCATCGGGCTCGGCGAGAGTTGGACCAGGTTACCGGACTCGGTGGTATGCCGAACCTCTGTTGCCCCAAGCACACGCGAAGACGTGAAGAGCTTGGGCGGGTAGACCAACACCGTGTTCGGCGTGATCATGATCGGCTCGTTGTTGTAAGGATCAACCAGCAACGCGAACGTCTGAAGAGCGACGTCGAAGTTGGTCCAATCGATGAGCGGATTGGAGATCTGGTTGGTCCACAAAGCACCCGACGTCTGGTACGTGTTGTAGTTCGTACCCAACCGGGTGTACGGATTCACGACACCGATGACCACGTCGATGATTCGACGCTCGCGGTCGATGCCGAGACGCTTGCCGATCGCGCCCGCCTTCCGCAGGAGTTCGCCGGTCCGGTCGAAGAAGATGGTCTCCTTCGTGACGGACAGGATCGCTCCGTGCTTCGCGGTCTCGGGCGTTTGCAGGTAGTCTTCCTGCATCGAGAGTTCCGGAAACGGCATGCCGTCCGGGATCTGCTCCACGTTCCCGATGATGTTCGAGATGCCGGGAATCTTCTCGGTCTTGAACTTCGTCGGAACCGTCGAGCACAGCGAGTCAGCAACCAATCCGACGTCCTTGTAGGACGACATGATCTTGCTGAAAATCAGCTGGCCGATGATGTTCGAGAACGCGGTGACGTCCACGGCATCGCCGGCTTCGAGCAAGGGCACCAGGCCGCCGCGTTGACGACGATCGGGGTCCCAGCGATCGAACCATTGCTCTCCCAGGAAAGCAAAAGCCAGCTCCTTGATATCGAACTGTTCCGGCTTCATTTTGCCGGACGACATGGCTTCTTCGAGCAAGTTGAGCGTGTGATTCGCCCCGTTGCTCTCGTAGACACGTCTGAGGTTTGCACCTCGCATGCCAATTCTCCTTTATGGCGTTTTGTGGCCAGAACAGGACTAAACGGTCGCAGCCAACTGCGTTCCGCCAGCGTCCGTGGTGAGCGAACCAGCGATGCGGACCCGGACCGTCGTCGTGTTGGAGGGATACTCCTTCACGACGCGCCCGATCGCTTCACCAGCGGTCGTCACCTTGACAACCTGATTCTGGTAGAGGGCCGTCCCGCCGTTGTTGGCCGGGCCGACGTAGTCTCCCGTGTGGAACGTGGCCGCCGCACAGGCAAAATCGAACACGCCTTCGGTCGCCACGCGAACGGGGTCCGAGTCGAGATTGGCTCGGGACCGCTGCATGGCCACCCCGGCGTACAGGGCGTGGAAGGCAAGCTGCGTGTCCGCCAGATTGGTGGTCCACGCCACGTCGCACGCGCGAATCAAAACGCCACTGCTCATGCCCACCAGATCGCCGATGTCGATCTGTTGGGTCTCCAGCAGCGGGAGATTGACCGGGTTGGTTTCCCCGTACTTGTAGGGGCTTGGCTCCGGCATATCCTCACTCCTTGTCAGAGAACCTTTTCACTCAAAACTGAAAGTCCGCGTTCGTCCGCCGTCAGCTACTTCAGCGCCGCCACCAGCTCGTCGGACGTCGTGATCTTCTTCTCCTGGCCAGCATGTTCGAGCAGCGTCTGGCTGCTGCTCTTCACTTGCGTATGGCCCTTGGTCGGCTGCGGCTTGCCAGGCGCGAACCAGACCGTCTTGCGGTCTTCGATCAGCCGCGTCACGGCCGAATCGTCGGCCGCTTCCAAGAGCTGCGATTGGAAGAGATCGGAGATCGCCTCCTTCGGCAGCTTGGCCTCTTCGAGCAGACCGCTGATCTTGGTCCGGCGGTCCGCGATCTTCTTCTCCGTTTCCAGCACGTCGACGCGCGCCTTGAGCGTCTTTCGCTCTTCGAGCAACACTTGCTGCTCCTGGCTCGACTTGTGTTCGAGCAAGACGGCGTCGACGATGTCCGGACGCTCCTTGCGGAGCTGTTCCAGCGTCACACCTTTGAAGTCCATGGCCTCAAACTCCTCAGTAACGACCTGGGAGTTTGCCCCCGTGGACCCAGCGTCCTTGGTGAGCAGTGCCTCCCATTCATCCAACACGGCAACGATCCTTGCCTTCTTCTCCGATGGCGTCAGATCGGAATCTGCGTAGTCGCCATAGCAGCCAAGAATGCTGCTGACCAACTCCTGGGCGATGTTGCTGATTTTGCGAGTAGCTTTCAGTTGCTCGTCGGTCTCGATCTTGTCGGAGATCAGCCCTTCGAACAGGCTCTTGTTGGTGCCGCCGTCAGCCACCAGGTCGATTGAGCGCACCTTGGCCACGCTTTCGATGCACAACTCGCCGTTCTCGATCCGCCCCCGCCCGTCGGCGTTCTGGCTCAAAGCCACGGCGGCCGGCTGGTTGTCGGCCCACCATTCGAGGGTCTTGGCCCAGGGGTGAGCCGGGTTGTAATGCAAATCCCCGAACGTCCCCTCCGTCGCATTCACAAACCTCGCGTTTTTGATCAGACCGATGCGATCGGTGAAGGTCCGGGGCCGATCGGCTTCCGCTTCCGACGGGGGATGATTGACGTTGACGCCGATGCCTTCGCAGAGCCCGGCCTGCTCTTTGAGGGCGTTCTCGCTATAGCGACGGCGCGAGTAGTTGGCCCGCGAGTTGCGGCTGATCGGACCCAGCAGCTTGACGCCGTAGATCACGCCGGCCGTTTTGTCGATCCGGGGGCTGCTGGTCACCGTCTCCAGAATCGGAATCTCGATCGATTTCATGGTCACCCATCTCCTGAATGTACGTTGCCCCGCTCGCTAGACCTGTTCAGAAAATCAACGAACTGCTCGCCGAGGGGCGTTAGTCGCTTTCCAGTGCCACGGCATCTGCCGCAGCGGAAAACAGCGCAAAAGTTGTGAGAGCACGGCTCCTCAAGGGCGTCTATGAACTCGCTCCAATTGATTTTCAGCTCCGCAGAGACTCTGGCTTCGCTCATGGGATTGTTCCACTCGTGTTGTCGTTGACGGTCACCATCCAAGAGGCGCCGCGGCCTCTGCGGGGATCGCGGAAAATCGCCGCATGAATGCCGGCCTCTCTGAACTCTTCCGCGCGAGCTTCGGCCGCCGCCTTCGACAGCCCGGACGCGACCACTTTGCTGCCATTGAGCAGATGGGTCAGGTGCGGGTAGTCGATCTGCGCTTCGTTGGGTACGCCCGTCGCCGCGCCAATGCTCTGCGTCGTGCCCTGGTCGAAGAACCCGAAGCGATCCAACTGCTTGGCCTGGGATTGCTGCTGTTGCAGCGTGGCGATGTTCTGGCCGCTGTCCTGAATCAGCTCCGCGCGCTCCATCCCCCGCAAATCAGCCAGCGAGCGGAGACCGCCCGTCTCGGGATCGAGAAAGTTGTGGAAATGAATGCCCGTATCGTCGAAGCCCAGCAGATCCTTGACGAGCCGATAGCGGGTCTTGCCCACGGCCTGGACGCGGGTCTTCTCAGGCTGCTGGTCGAACCATTGCTCGTGGCTGACGGGGTCGACGGCGTCCGGGTCGGGATCGGAGAAGGCCGACAGCAATTCCGGATGGTCCTTCGCCCAATCAGGCGTCTTCATCACGACCGTGTACCAGCAGCGGCAGTTGGGCTCGTCCGGCAGATCGGACTTTTCGTCGGCCGTGAACTCGCCCTTATCGGGATCCTTCCAATAGATGCGACCCGACCGCGCGGCATGCGCGGGCCGTGAGCGTTCGTCGAGTGGGTTGCGAATCTGGAACCCGTCGATAATCTCGCCCATCGCCTCGTACGACTTGTCCTGCATCTTGTTGGCCACCCGCCGTGTCTCCGTCCGGGCAATTCGCTTGGCCGAAGAATTCACGTCGGACACGTAGGGCTGAATCTGCTTGGCAATCTTCTGCCACTTCGTGCCCTGGGCCATTTGCTGCACGATGATGTCGGCCAGCGTGTCCGGGTTGGTCACGCGGTGCGACAGCGTGTCGAGCCGCTGCTCCCAGTTCTGCCCGTTGAGCGGGGCATAAATGATCTCGCGGACTTCCTTCTGGGATGGCGGCTTGAACAGCAGCCGGCGTGCTTCTTCCTTCGTGGGCTTGGCGGATGTCGCGGTCCGCTTTGGTCCCAATCCCAGTTGCAGCTCGCCGTCGTCGCGCGTGTCGTCGTCCATCCGCTCCAAGAGCGTCCGCTTGACTCGTGGCAGCGCGGCCCACCACTTGGGCGGGATCACCGACAGCGTGTCGGCCACCGCCGTGCGAAAGCCCCAATCGGCGGTGTGGAGCAGTTCCTTGGCCACGGTCGCTTTGATGTCGTGGAACACCCGCCACATGGCGGCCGAGATGATCGACCGCGCGGCCAAGTGATGCTCGTACTTGGCCCGGAGCGCCTTGAGCATCCGTCGCCAGGCCTGGGTCGTGATCCGGTTGATATGGTCGACCACCTGCGCAACCCGAGCCGCGATCGCGTGCTGGCGAATCTCAGTCTTGCTGAGGAATGTCGCGTCGAGCGGGTGGCGCATCATTCAAACTCTACGATCAGTGGTGCAGGAGCCATGAAGCCCTCGCGCTGAGCCTCGTTATGGTGCACGATGATGTGGTTGCCGGACGTCGTCTGAAATCGTTCAATCCAACCTGAATCGGTGTCGCATTCGATTACCCTTGTCCATTGCCGTCCGGCGGCGTCTATCACCCTCTTGACGCGCCTACCGACTCCGACCGTGTTGTCGACCGTGTAGATCATCACAGCACGCTCAGCACCATCAGGAGGACGACGAGGATGATCAGCACGCCCAGGCAGCCGCTCGGGCCGTACCCGAACCCCTGGCTGTGTGGCCAGGCGGGCACGACGCCCATCAACAGCAGGATCAGGATCACGAGAATCAACAGTCCCATCGGCTAACCTCCCGGATCCGTAGCCGGCCCCGTGGCTGCCGGCGGTTTGTCTTTGGTCGGCGCGCCCGGCTTCGGCGCGATCGTTGTCGGCGGTTTCTCACCGCCAACGGCCGTGTCTTCCGCGTCGTCCTCACCCGGAGCGGGAATGCTCAGGTCCGGCCCCTGCCGTTCGCCAACGGTCGCCACGTGCTCGTCGATGTTGGCTTGCTCGGCCTCGTAATCGAGGTCTTCACGCTGCGACCAGCTCTGCGGTGACAACACGCCCTCTTGTTTCAGAATCTGATTCTTCTGCGTGTCCTGGAGCGCGTCGCGGACGGCCAAGGTGGGCGCCACCACGTTCAGCTCGACGATGTCCATCAGCGCGTCTAGCAACGCTTCGTTGTCGCCGCTGTCGACTTCCAGACCGTCCAACAGCGCGCCCAAGTCGAGCTGCCCGGTTTCGATCATCCACGCGACCGTCTTCCAGACGATCTCCGCGAAATAATCCTTGAACAGATCCTGCAAGCGCTGGAACGACCGCACGGCCGGACCTTCGGCCACCATCGTGCTGGCGAAATTGGCGTTGCTGGCATCCGAGGTGAACATGAACTCGGGCATCTGGACCGACGCCGCACAGGCACGCAATTCCGCCTGCAACGCAGCCACCAGCTTGTCGACGTTCACGCCCACGATCGGGAACTCGTAGTCGACGTTCTTCGGCACGTCGAGATTGCGTGGGTCGCTCTCAAAGCGGTAGCGGTGCGTCTTGCCGGTGACTTCGTTGGTCACCATGGCGTCGGCTTTATCGTTTAAGAAGCTGGCCACCACGTTCGAGGCGTTCTTGGTGCCGTGCTTGCGAATCATGCCGATCGAGGCTTGCGCCGCCACCACCACTGACATGTTTCGCAACAGCTTGTCGGCCCGCCGCAAGTTCTCGTTGATGCAATAGGTGGTCGGGATCCCGCGCTTCACGTTGGAGTCGACGTTCATCTTGAGATAGGCGATGTCGTCAGCAGGCACCCGGTCCGGCACGCTGGCGTCTTTGTCCGGGTCGGCGATCCAGAAGGCGACCGGCGCGTTCTTGTCGATGCCGTTATCCTCCACGCCGAACGCCACCGCCTTGGGGCTGACGCTTGTCGTCTCGCCGGGAGAGCGGACCATGTCCGATTCGACGAACCGCAGCTCCACCTTGCCGTCTTGCATGTCGAAACGGCGGATGATCGACTCGCCGTCGCGATCGGCCCGCCGCACGGCCTCCTGCTCGATGAAGCTCATCTTGACTTTGCGGAGCCACTTGTTGATCGGCTTCTGGATCTTCTTGGCAATGGCTGCCGCCTGCGAATCGTCCTCGTCGACCGGGGCGAACTCGTATTTGAAACCGGAGCCCACGACGTAGTTGACGCGATTCTCCACCAGGTTGCGGGCGAAGCCGTTGGAGACGTTCAGCCACCGGGACTGGTAGCGGATCATCCGCAGGCCCGTCTCGTCCTGGAACGGCACCGAGGTGTTGTAGCCGAAGAGATCGCCGCCCCGGTTGATGGTCTGCCAGAGCGTGCCGTCCGAGTCGATGATGCGGTCAGCCACCATCGAGACAACGTCATACTCGTTGAACATCGACAGGTATTCTTCGGTCAGCCGCAGTTCGAGCTGAGTCTGCTTGAGCTCCAATTGCTCCAGGCAGGCGGCTTTGTCCTGGGGCATGGCAGACCGCGCGCGGGGATCGTTCGGGCCGCGCTGTTTCGCGTGGCCGTTGCCGCCGATCGGTTCGACGAACACGGTGTCCATTACCACGGGGCCTCCGTGCTGCGATCAAACTCGACAGAGCAACGCGGACAGCGAATCGTCATGCGAAGAATTTTGCTCAACAGCCAGCCGGCGGGCGTGTCCCAGTCCGCAAACTGGCCGCAATCGGCGCATCGGCGCTTGATGACTGCGAACGTGAACGAGCACGCCAGCGCGATCAAAAGCGACGATAAACACGATGTCGAGCATCAGGTACGACTCAGGTGATCCGATTTTCATTACGCGGCCCCCGCAAGTGCGACGTCGTTATCGAGCTCGATCGCCAGCCGCAGCGCCATCTCCAGCGCGTCGGGGCCGTCGTCGTGGTCTCCCGTGAACAGGTCGCGCATCTGGTTGACCAGCATCAGCGTGCCCGGCGAGCGGGTCTTAAACCGGAACAGGCGGCGGGACAGGTACGGACCCAGCCGGCGGATGCGGACTTCTTTGCGGACCACGTTCACGATTTCGTAGATCGGCAGCATGATCCCCTGCAGCTGGGACTCGCGGAGGAAGTCGCCCGCGAGCAGTTCCTGGAACTGGTTGGTCTCGATGGCGAAGCCCTGGCAGCCGGGAAAACGCCTGTAAACGTCGATCCCATCGTCCACGATCTTGGCCACGTCCCGCCGCTCCAAATCGGCCTCCACGTACAGGATGCCGTCACGCGCGCGGGCCAGCTTGACGATGGCCGAGTAGTCGCCGCGTCGCGCGTCGCGTCCCTTGGACGGATCGAGGGCCATGACTTTGAGCGTGAGCGTCTTGGCGTCGGGCCACTGCTCGAACCAAATGCGATCGTCGTCCAGCCATTCGCTGGGGAACTCGCAGGCTTCGGGATTGACGGGGTTGCCTTGCTTCTCCGACTCAAACGCATTCCGCCCTTCCCGCACGCGCATCTGCATCAGCTCGTACAGGCTCTCCTGTTCCGGCCAGAGCAACACGGCGCCTTCATCCATCTGTTGCTTGTTTCGCTCATAGAACTCGCGGGCCTCGTCCTGATAGCGGGGGTTTTGAATGTCCGTATAGATCGTTTCCCACTGTGCCCACAGCTCCATGTGCTTGGGCCATTGCTCGATGGCCTGGAACAGGTCGTGAGCCCAGCCGGGCGTACGTGCGAGCGTCAGCGGCAGGCATTCACGATGCAGCACGGTTCCCAACACCAGGACGTTCGTGTCCTTGTTGCCGCATTTCATCAATGCCCGGTTGAACCAGGAGCGCGCTCGCTCGCGTTGCCTGGGAGAGAAAATGTGGTCGTCGTTCTCCAAGTCGTCAGCAACAATTAACGATGGGCGGTGCTGTTTGCGTCGACGTCCACGGATTTTGTTTCCGGTGCCCAAGGCGTCCACGGCCACTCCGTTTCTGGCAACAATACGATTAGTTCGCCAAATACTGCCGATGCCGCAAGCACCTGGATAGGCGTCAGCGAGGGCCGAGTTTGTTTCGAGTTCATTCTTGATCGCCTCCAGGAAGGTATAGCTCTGGTCGGCCGTGTCGGACGTCAGAAAGATGTAAGTCTCCACGTGCTCGCAGATGCACTTGAGCACGTAGGTCAGCGACACGAACGTGGACTTGGCCGAGCCGCGGGGAGCGATGATCACCCGGCGCGTGCCGCGGGCTGAATGCATGCACGAAATTGTTTCGCTCACCGAGCGGTGCATGCGGGAAGGCGCGCGATCGTAGTAATGCGGCAGAAACCGCTTGCCCCAGTCCAGCACGCTGTCGCTGACTTCTGTGGTTGGCGGGCACAGCTGCTCGCGAAATGAGCCAACGACGTCATTGAGGTCTTCGTTGGAGAACAGATTCCCAAGAGAGCCCAGGTCGACGGACCCGACTTCTTCGCGAAGCTCTTGAATGAGGGTGTTACTCTGTGGCATTCGTTGTCTTCTTAGCCGGCGACAAACCCAGTCCCGCCAGCAAGTCCGAAAGTCGCGTGTCGATCTCTTTCCGCAAGGTGCTGTCCTTCACCACGTCGTTGATGACCTGGCTCAGGCTGAGCATCAGCATCAGCATTTGCTCGCGGGTAAAGCTGTCCGGTGTTCTGGCGGCGAACTCTCGCCACCACTTGCGCTCGAGCATCCAAGCCGACGCCCGCCACTGATCGTCGCCCTTGTAGAGTTTCTGCAGGTGGTGGTGCTTGCCTTCCGCTTCCGCCTTTTCGATCCGCGCCTTGAAGTCCGGGTGTCGCTTCGTGGTGTCGCCCAACATCATCAAGTCGGCGACCGAGCCAGACCGACCGATCAGCTTCATGGCGTCCGTGCGCGAGCCACCGACCCGCAGGCAGCGGAGAATGACCCTTTCCTCGGCCACGCCAATCGTCTGGACGCGATCCGAGCCCTTCCTGCGATAGGCTGCCCCGGCGTCTGTTTTTGGCTTCTGCTTGGCCATAGCCCACAAGAACACTAAGGTTTCAACCACCTGCAAAGATCGACGTGCCGTCCGTCGGGAAAATGTTGATCTGGTAATCTGTGCCCGTGCAGGGGAAGTGCTCTAGCGCCCCCGCGTTGTTCACGATGAACCAGGCGTAGAACTTGCCCGGACTGGCCACGTCGGCCGACTGCCATTCGTAAGCCACGATCCCCTCCGCTGCGTTGATGATCAGCGCGCCGGCGTTGGCGATCGTAGGGACGGGCGGACTCGACGGAATCGCTGGCACCATCCGAAACGCCACGGTCATGCCGGTCAGGTTCATCGGCACCTTGTTGCCGTTCGTGTCGGTCACGAACAGCTGAGCCGTGGGCAGCTTCAGCAGGTCGCCGACCGAGAAACTTTGGACGTTTGACGCCATTACCGCACGGCCCCCGTGTTCACCAAGGCGTCATTCGAGATCAGGGCCAGTGCGTCTTCCTGGAGTGAGACCCAGGGAAGATCCTCGATCCAGATACTGGCCGGCGCGTGGTTGTTGTAGATCGGGACCGGATACATCGTCTTGAGGTCAGCCGTCACGAACGACGCCAGGAAGAACGAGTCAGCTCCCGTGCCGGTGTCGGTCACGCTGTCGATGATCGTGGCCTGCAGGATGTTGTCGCTGCCCACACCGGCGTCAGTGAGCGAGTACGTGATCACGGTGCCCAGCGAGTCCGTGCCGGTGAGCGTGTCGACGAACGGCACGAAGGCCGTAAGCCCCAGCACGTCCACTCCCACCGCGGCAATGCTGTCGACCAGGGAGATGGGCAACTCTTGTCCGGCAACGTCCGCCCCGGAACTCGCGTCAGCCCATTCGTTGCCGACGCCGACGGACATGGCATCCAGGCCAACCGATGATTCGGAGTAGACGTTGATCGGAACGGCTGTCAGCGTGTCGAGCCCCGAGCCCGTGTCGAACTGTGCCAAACCGCCGAAGAACGTGGTTTCCGTGCCTGTGCCAGTGTCCGTATCCATGAACGTGGCGATGGTGCTTTCGCCATCGTTGGCCGTCATCACGTCGGAGAGCAGGATTGAGCCGGAGAGGCTTTCCGTGCCCAGTCCCACGTCGATCGCCAGGCTGTCGACCAGCGGGAACGCGTCTGTTGCGGAGCCCGTATCGATGCCGAACGACAGCTGCAGGTCGAACTCGGTTTCCGTACTCGAGCCCGTGTCCGTAACCGACAGAGCAATCGAGGCGACTTCGGTTCCGCTCGACGTGTCGGTGGCCAGCGAGTCGAGCACCGGGAAGACATCGGCGGCAGCGCCGCTGTCTGGATAAGAGACCGAGACCAGCGGGTAGGTGCCGACCCCAACATAGAGCAGCCCGTTCCAGACGTAGACTTCGGGGCCGTCGTTGGCGGAAGTGGCGTCAGCCAACGGCAGATTGAGGGTCGGGGCTGCGTCTGCTCCGGTGCTTGAATCAGCGAACGACTGCTGCCAGACAATCGAGGTGGTGTCTGAGCCTGAGCCGGTGTCGGCGAGGGAGACTGGGGTGCCGCTGGTCGTATAAGTGACCGTAATCAGCAGCCCGAAATAGTTTCCGCTCGAATCACCGCCCATCGCCGTTTCGACGACCACCCGAAAATTATTCCAGAGGGACGGCGTCGAGTTGTTGATGGTCAGTGCGGTTGGCCCAGACGTGATCTCTGATCCGCTGGTGGTCGTGATCTTGCTGGACATCGACGCGAGGAGCGTTGCGCCGGTGCTGTCGTAAATCTTCAAGAGAAAGTCGGAGGTCGCTTTGCTGGTCGCCTGCCATTTGGCTGTATAGGTGGCGCCAGAAATTGCCGTGATAGTGCCGGTATTGAATGTGCAGGCGCCGATGTAATTGTTCGTGCCGCCCGTGCCAGACGCCTGTGTGATGTAATGCGTGCCGTCGCCCGCACCACCCGATGCCGAAAGCACGCCCCAGAAATTGGACCCAGTTGTTGTCCAATCTGTTGTGGTGATGTCGCTGCTAGGAACGACGTTTGAGCTGGGCATTTAGAAGTGCCTCAGCGCATTGGGATCGTTGGGGAATGCCGTCGCATCGATCGGCACAATTTCCCAGTCATTTTCCTCCAAGAACCGGTCGCGGTTGGCCAGCCTGGCGGCCATCGTGTCCTCTTGCGGCCCAACCACAGTGGCGACCACGGGCACCGGCCGACTGATGATGAACGCCTGCATGTGGGCGGCGTGGGGTCCGGTGAAAGTGTTCGCACACATCCACTTCGTCGGGGCGCCCTTGCTGCCTTTGGGTCTCAGCGGAGTTGGCAGCATTTCAGCTACGGTCACCCGCGAATGCGGATTGATGAGCACGTGCCACTCGACACAAAGCGGCCGAGCCACCGGCGCTTCTTCGGCCGTCGCCACAATACAAACCGTAAAAAGCTGTGAACTATTCATCGCGCGCGTGCGTTAGGATGGTCTGGGGGAGGGTTGGGACAATGTCGCGTTCTACGATCTTTGGTTACATTGCCTACATGTTGGCATTCCTCGGCGCCGCGAAGGCGTGCTATCTCGCAGGCACTACACCCGAGCTATTCGGAGCCGACGAGCTTTTTCACTTCGACCTCGTGTCGCACTATTCACAGTTGGAGACTCCCCGGTCGTTCGTGGGGCTCACGCTGGAAGCCGGCCGGCACATCAACTCGCCGATCCCCCTGGTCAATCACGAGTCCCTTGAGCCGCCGCTTTACTACGCGATCGCCGGCGCTTGGCATGCGGTGGGCCAGATCGCCGTTGGCCTCAACCGAATGCCGTTGTGGGACCGTCTGCTTTCCGCCGCGTTCGCGTTTGCGGCCGTCATCGTTGGCTGGCTGGTCGGCAGAGAGATTTTCCCCGGAGACGACTTTCGGCAACTTATCGTCCCGGCCGTCATTGCGATCATTCCGCAGCGCGACCTTTGCATGGTGAGTGACGATTCCC